CTTTAATTGTTAACATCTAGATCGTTATAAATTGCTGTTAATATGTTTTTGTCGTATGTTTCTGACTCAACACCCTGCAGTTGTTTGACCACGATTTGATCTACAGAATCAAATTTTTGTACTTCAACAGTTGGTTGCTGTGCCTTGTCCACCTGCTCTGGTATTAGTTGCAGTTCCCTCAATTCGTATTTGTCTATAAATGTTTCTCTGACAAAGTTTGCTTCTTCATACGAGATTTTTATGTCCAGTGTGACTCTCACGTACATTTTTGGTTTTAAGTATTTTTCAGGATCAGCCAATAGGTCACTTATCTTTATTGTGATGTATCTTGGCATGTCTGGCCAGTTGATGTATTTGGGTTTACCGCCCATTTCTATTATCATCATGCCCCTGTCGTCGTCCCAGGCATCTGAATAATTGTGTGGGAAGGCGTTGCCCATGTATGTCACATTTTTCATCACCTGCCTTTTATGGAAGTGTCCTGAGAACACCTGTCCGCAGTTGGCAAAATGGTCTGTCTGTATTCCACCCACGTCCGGCATCTCCACCATTGCGTTCATCTTGAAGTATGGCAGTTCAAAATGACCAAACACATACTGTTGATTTAACTTCTGTATCTTCTTCCATTCGTCGCCAACTATCCATGGAATGATTGCAACATCATCTTCGACTATCCATTCGTTGACAATGTGTATGTTTGGAATGTTTCTGATAAACTCCATTGAGTTTATTTCTCTTTTTTCCCTGTAGAACAAATCGTGGTTGCCCATCATAACGTACACCTTCTCAAACGCTTTGCCCAGTCTCTCTATGTTGGAAACTGTGTAGTTCATTGTGGAAACGTTTGTGCTTGATCTGTGATGGTGCCAGTCGCCCAGGAATATACAAGTTTCACAACCTTCTGCTTTGGCCTGTTCTATGAACCAGTATATAAATGCCTCACAGTCATCGTTGTGTATTCTAGAATTACCCTTCATGCCGAAGTGTATGTCTGTGAAACAGGCCACCTTTTTAAAGAATGCCATTTATTACCACCTCTTCTTGACTATTGGTTTATGATTGGTCATGTCAACTTTTCTAGAGTTAACACTTTCAAAATCTTCTTTGTCTATCTTGCCTTTTTTCTTCAATGCTTTGTTCAATTTTGCAATACCAGTTTTATTGACCTGTCGCACTTCGCCGTGTATCGTTTCCATTCTTTTTTTATATACTGGCGAACTGGCATCATTTTCATTTTGTCTTGTGAAACTGGGCATCATGTTGTTCTGTTCCAGAAGATCATCTCTGATTGCTTGATTCTTTTTTTCTATGTTCAGTATCCTTGTGAAACTGTTTGTGATGGCCGCGGTGTAGTATGCGAATGGATTGTCCGACTTCGATTCGTCGAATTGCAGACCGATCTGTGATAGTTGCATCAAGGCCTGTGACTGCATCTCATCATTATACGTGTAGCCTCTCCAGTTGGATCTTGTCCCATATCTCTCACAGAGCTTCATGTACATCATTGCCAGTTGGTTTGTCATCTTGCCGTGGTCTGATGAGAAATTTCCATTGCTCATTCCTCCCACCCAGTGTGATTTCCCAACACACGAAAGTTTGCCTTTTTTATCCAATCGGTAGTGTTGGAATGGTGGGAAGTTGACCTTGGTGTGATGGTCCGCTGTTGTTTTTGGACTCTTCTTCCTTCCGGAATCCATGGGTATGTGATCGAACGTCATAACCCGGAATACTAGGTTGGTTTTGTCTATCTTCCTTGGGGAGATGGTGTAATCAGATAACTTGATCTTCTTTTTGCCCTCGGCCTTGGCCTGCTCCCACGCCTTGTTTGACAATCTCTTGGCTTGGTTCTTTTTGGCCTCTGCTATGGTCCTGCTGTTGATCTTCTTCAGGTTAGGCACTATTATGTCATACCCTGCGTCCTCGGGCATAACGTATGAACAATAGGTGTTCTTGCTGGCATGTATTTGTGCCAGTAAATCTCGGTTGTTTAAGTACTTTACTCTTTTCATAATTTTTCTGTGTTATTGGATAAAAGTGACCACAAACAGGTCTGTTAGATCGTGCCGTAAGGATTATTAAGTGCGCCTAAAATTGTGCCTATAAATATAGTTAAAGTATACGAAATTTTACAATGGAAAGCAACCTTTAATATGATCAAAAAAACACTGGGTGGTGTAATCAAAGACGTGGGACAGGGTATATTCAATAAAACCCTGGGCAGACTCATGGGTGCAGGTATTTCCACGGACAACCGTATGGTCCAAGCAAGGGCCAAGTGGTCGGGCAGGAATGACAAAAAAGATTGGCGTGTGAGATTACAAGTACCAAACTCAAACGAACTACAAAAATTCTTTGATTTTGCCAACAATCCTATATTGAACCCACTGGCAGAATCCAATGGTATTTTCTGGCCACTGACACCGATGATGCAGATCCAACACTCTGCCAACTACGATGCCTTGGCAATGACACACAGTAACATGCCACAACAGGCATATGGTCAATCACAGGTTGACTCATTGAATATCATAGGTGAGTTCCCGGTACAGAACAGCGAAGACGCCAAGCACTGGGTGGCAACAGTAAATTTTTTAAGGACAGCAACAAAGATGTTTTTCGGTCTGGATGACGGCACAGGGTTGAAAGGAAACCCACCACCGATCATGCATTTGTCAGGGTATGGAGACCACATGTTCAACAAGGTCCCAGTGGTAATAAACAGTTTCAACGTTGAACTACGACAGGGCATAGACTACATATCAACAGTACAAACCCAAGTAGGTTACGGACAGGGTAGAGTTGATAGAGGGCTGGCGGAACGTGTTCAGAGAGGGGAGGACCAGTCATGGGCACCCACACTGTCAAACATATCTGTGTTGGTAACACCTATATACAGCAGAGATTCCATGAAGACATTCTCAATGAAGAGATTCGTCAAGGGAGAGTTAAACGGTAAGGGCACTAACGAGGTAGGATTTATCTAATGGCAAACTATTCAAATACTTCACCTTACTTCGAAACAGAAATGAGATCTACGTACCTGGATGTGTTGAATCCACGAACGTTGACAATAGAGGATGACGATCAGAGCTACACAATAGAAAGAACCTATGCATACAGACCAGACCTTCTTGCATATGACCTTTATGGAACGCCCAGGTTATGGTGGGTGTTCACACAGCGTAATCCAGATCAAATAGAGGATCCGATATACGATTTCAAACCGGGAGTAACGATCAAACTGCCAAAAAAAGAAAACGTGTTAAAAGATTTAGGACTATAAACTTATGAAAGTTTATAATAAGATAGTTTACGACAAAGACAACAACATCATAGAAGAAGATTCCTACGACTACGACGGCCCTGTTGCCCAGGCCAGAAAGGCTTATACATCCGGAACGGCCCGACCATCGAAAAATACTACGTCAAACTCTAGCAAATTCCAAACAAGATTCAGCGGCAATAAAAATTTACACAAAGAGACTATAGGACGTACCAACAATAATGATTATGAGGGAGTGACCGCTCCTAGTAACAATGGCGGATCCTCAAAATCTTATCCAGGGTCAGCCGCAAATTCAATGATAGAATTGGGGAAGTTATCTATCTCGGATAATTTGGTGCCCAATCCACTTTTCAAATATGCCAGTTACAACACCATATTCACACTGAGCGCCATGAATCAGGCCGAACTGAAGGATCCCCAAACTCTTTTTAAGGGTGCACCACACGACATCATAGTGAGGAGTGGGGGAATAGGAGATCCGCGGGTCAGCACCAACGCAGAACCTGGAGTGGCCAAGGCGGTGAGAGAAAAAATTTCAGAAAAGGCACAGCAGGTGATGGACGATGCACAGGCGGTCCTTGCACAAGGGCGTGACTTATACTTCAACAGCGTTCGAATGGAGAACATTCCAAGTTTGAATGAGAGACGTAGGCTCACTTCCGTCACAAGCGTTGAAATGGAAATAACAGAACCAATGGGGATAAGTCTTTTAGACAAGATACGTGGTGCGGCCGCCAACTGCAACTTCTTGGATCATATCAATGCCCCATATTTGTTGACAATGGAATTCAAAGGGTATGACGAGTTGGGCAACATAATATCAGAGAAAGACCAAAAAGTACTACAAAGGAAGATACCTATTAAGTTGATATCTATGAACATAACTGTAAATCAAGGTAGTACTGTCTATACCATGAAAGCAGTACCCTACAACGAACGAGGGTTTTTCAATAATCCCACATACCTGCGTACTTCGGGACAGATACTGGCAGGCGATAACATACAAGATTCAATGAACAATGTCGCTAACCTACTGAACAAGCAGGTGAAGGATGAAAAGGATGACAAGATGATCGAGATACCGGACACATACCAAATCGTGGTAGACGAACTGTTCAGAGATGAAAAGCCAATGCAGGGCAATTTAGGTACCATGGACATAGCAGTGGGAGAGCAGGATCAAAAATTTTCCAACCAAGGAGTTGGTGGACAATCACCAGGACCACAGAGAGGTCAACAAGGCAAGAAACCAAGAAAGGCCGGCACTGTCAAACAGGGAGACAACATACTCACTATAATGTCAGAGCTGATGAAATCACTACCGAGGTTCCAGGAGGAAGGATCCATAGACAAATTCATGGCCGCGATCAAGAACAGCACCGAGGAAATGTATTTTGACTATTTCATGATCGAAGCCAGTGTGGTGCCCGATCCTAACCAGTTTGACCGTCTCAGGGGTGTCCATCCCAGTACGATAACTTACAACATAGTTCCATACAAGGTACATGCGTATTCTCTTGCGGAACCAGGCACCAGCACAGGTACCAATTTTGAACCATTTGTCAAAAAGGCATACAACTACATATTCACAGGCGACAACGTGGACATATTAGACCTCAGTATTAATTACAAAGTGGCCTATTTCTCGTCCAAGCTCAAAGACATAGAGGGCAAATCCAGTGGAGACAAACTGGCCAGTAAACCAAAAAAACCAGAAACGGTGAAAAAAGGAGATCCAGAAACAGTGGATCCTTTTCTTGGACCAGGATTCATACACCAATCACAACCTGGAGTGGCCAAGTCAGTAACTAGTGGTATAAACAAAGGACCTTCCACGGCGTTGGATCAACGTATGGACGCACTGTCAAATCCAAAAGGAGACATGGTCAAGGTAGACATGACCATTCTAGGTGATCCAGCATACTTGGGGCAGACCCAGTTCATACCTACCACTGCCGACAAGGACATATTAGCCGCTAACCAGAAAAAACTGTCATTCTCGTCAGGCAACAGAATGGTGTGGAACGAGATATTTGGCAACTACAACATGGGGTTCGGAGACACAGTGGTAAGGCTGACCTTCCGTTCGCCAGCAGATGTCAACGACAAACTCGGTATATATGATATCAATGAGCAGGAGCAGATACAGTTCTCCGGTTTGTACAGAGTTATAAAAGTAATCAGCACATTCGCAGATGGCAAGTTCACGCAGGTGCTTGAGATGGTGAGATTCAAAAACCAGGGAGACAAACCAAAGGTCTATGCGGAGAAATCTTACATAAAACCAAACATTCATGACAACAGACCCGGAATGCTAGGAGACGGATTAGTAGAGTTGGGAGAGTACAATGCCTTAAGGGCAGACATCAGGGATAGTTTTAGGGGTGGATTCAGTGGTCTAGTTAAAAAAGTAGCCGACGCCGCCCAGGATAAATTAAAAGAAAAACTAGGGATTAATATACACAGGAAATAACAATGTCAGGATTACACAATTACGTCAGCGGTGACGCTTCAACTCCCAAGGCACCGGGTGTCAACGAGGATTGGGGTAAACTATCGCCGGGTCCATATGTGGGTGTGGTCAAATCAAACAACGATCCCTTAAGGGCCGGCAGGCTCAAGGTGTTGATACCTTCACTGAAAGGTAGCACCGGATCGGATTTCGATGGTCTCATAGACTGTGACTACCTGTCTCCGTTCTATGGCAACAAAGGATTATCATACATCAAGCAAGGATACAAACACACAGACTCCCAGTTCTCATACGGATTCTGGGCAGTACCACCTGACCTAGAGACCAGGGTACTGGTGATATTCGCAGAGGGCAAGATAGAGGAAGCGTTCTGGATAGGATGTGTGCAGGAGCCACTTACAAACCACATGACACCAGGTATAGCCTCTTCTTTCAGAACAAGAGACTCTGACAACCAGAGCACCCAAGATGAATATGGTTCGGAGAATCTACCTGCGGGTGAAGTCAACAGACTCATGGACATCGATGAAAACAATTTCGACCAGGCACCCATGCCGATACACCCACTCGCAGACACATTGATGACACAGGGTCTGAGCAAAGACAACATCAGGGGAAACACCACATCTTCGGCACAAAGGGAAGCACCAAGCCAGGTGTTTGGCATGAGCACACCGGGTAGACTCAACCCTGGCGCAACACCGGTCAAGGTCGGAGCAAAGGATTCCGAGGCCGAGGCCATAGTGGACAGGTTGTCCGGACACACATTCGTCATGGACGATGGTGCAGAAGACGGCACTAACCAACTGACAAGATTACGTACGTCATCAGGACACCAGTTGCTGATGCACGACTCAGAAGGAATAGTGTACATAGCCAACGCATCAGGTAACGCCTGGATAGAGATGAACAAGGAAGGCAGGATAGACATTTACTCTGGTGTGGGAGGTATCAACATGAGGACACAGGGTGACTTCAACCTACACGCCGACGCCAACATCAACATGCACGCCGGCCAGAGTGTACGTATGTCAGCACCAGGAACAGATGACGTGTATTACAAGCCAGATGACTTACCGGTCAAGAAAGGACAGAAGTCAACTGCTGATATAAAAGTCCCTAGGAGACCAGGAGAGATATTGATGTCAACAGACTACCTGCAGACAATGGCGGAAAAAGGTGTGTTCACAAGTTCTCAGGATGGACAGATCTCCACATACGCTAAAGGTGGTATGTTCTCGTACACAGACGGGCAGGTGCTGGTGGGAGCCGGAGGACAGATACACTTGGCCGGTGCACAGGTACATTTCAATTCAATTGCGGCCAGTGACAAGTGGGGACCTAAATGGTTGAAACCATCCGAAGTTGGCATGGAGCCTAGACTAGAGGGAGACGTGGATTTGACCAAGAAGGGCATAGAGCCATTGGCACCATTCACCAAACAGACCAAGACAACAGTACACAGATTCATAACACACGAACCGGTGCCAAGGTTCAAAGGATTCTCAGCCGACGGTTTAATGCCGAATTTCGATGAAAACTCTGATATGATGGACAGTAAACAATGGTACAAACTTTCAGCCACACCAGGGACAGTGGAATTCATGGAACAGCAAAACAGACTGAGCCCAATCGCCGCTGTTAGAGACGGACAGGCACAGGCTGACATGGAAAGGATCGCTAGGGACCAGATGGGAACATCTACAGATCCCAAAAAGGCCAGGGCGATACTGGCAAACGTTGGGAAACTTTATGACAAGAAATTTAACATAGCCTCTTTATCAAAAGACAAATGGGACCTGGCAGACAGCATCAGCAGTAAGTTCGCGGGTTTCAATGTTTCAGACAAAGCAAGTGATGTCCTCAACAACACAACGAAGAAACTGGCAGATCAGGTCATAGACACAATATCTGGATCAGATGCAGTTGCCATGTTCAAGGACAATGTTTTCGTTAACCAAGCAGGAGAACTTTTCGCACTGGGTGGAGGAGCAGACTTCTCTAAACTTGCGGCGGGAAATGTTAAGGGATTCGCGACAGATGTAGGGTCCAAAGCACTGGCCAACGTGGCCAACGACACATTCCAGAAGGCGGTGGGAGACCTCACCAAGAGGAAGGCCATAGGTGTGGACAAGTGGGGCAACATCGTATATGAACGATCGGTTTTACCAAGTTCCGTAGCCGGCATAGACATATCCGGCATCGCGGGCAACATCAACATAGCCAACCTTGCATCCATAGGTGACCTCAAGGCCGCGACCAACGTGTTCAAGAACGTGGTGGCAGGACAGGTTACATCTGCAGTCACGTCGACGGCAATATCGGCCATAAAAGGACAGGCATCGTCCTTCATAACAGGATTTTTAGGAAAAAGCACAGCGAGAGAATTGGCCCGTGTCGGAGGAGTGAATGCGGCCAGCAGTCTAGGACTCAAGATAGGAGCAACCAAGTTGCCACAACTTTTAGGTGGACAAACAATTAGTTCTGTGGCATCATCTATCGGTAGTTTCTTCAGTTCAGGATTCGGTTTCAGTGATGAAAGACTGAAAGAAGACATAAGATTTGTTGGCAAATCGTACGCAGGAATTAACATATATTCATTTAAATACAAACAACTGCCTGGTAGGTACATGGGAGTAATGGCACAAGAAGTCCCATGGGCTAGGCACATGACAGACACTGGTTACTATGCTGTGGATTACAGCAAGGTGGATGTGGAATTTAGGAGGTTACATTAATGGCATACGGTGATTCAGGAGACGGTGGTTCAGGCGCTCTATCAGACAAGCAAGTTTCCTTCAAAGGATTCAGCAGTCGTGCTGACCAGAAGAATTTCAAGTTGTATGATTTCGAAGTTGCCAAACAGGACCTTATCAACCGACTCTCTATTCGTAAAGGCGAGCGTGTTGAGAACCCAGAATTTGGCACAATAATATATGATGCCATATTCGAACCATTCACAGAGGCACTAAAAGATGCCATCATAGATGATGTTACGGCTAATCTCAATGCAGATCCACGTCTATCAACAGAGGAAATACTAGTTTCTGAGGCAGAACAGGGCATAGCCATACAGGCAACAATAACATATGTGCCATTGAATATCACAGAGAAATTACAATTTAATTTCGACGAAAACTCGTTGCTACGCCTATCTTAATATACGCATATTTCCTAACACATAAATATCGTTGTATATACTATGGCCACAACAGACAGACAGAACAGATTATTAGTTGCGGAAGATTGGCAGAAGATCTACCAGTCATTCCAGCAGGCAGATTTCAAATCCTACGATTTTGAAACACTACGTAGAACAATGGTGGCATATCTACGTGAGAACTATCCAGACGATTTCAACGATTTCGTGGAAAGTTCGGAGTACGTTGCACTCATAGATCTAATCGCCTACATAGCACAGGCTTTGAGTTTCAGGGTTGATCTAAACGCTAGGGAAAATTTCTTAGAAACCGCAGAAAGAAGAGACTCGGTACTAAGACTTGCACGTCTTATAAATTACAACGCCAAAAGAAATAGGCCAGCAACAGGGCTCTTGAAAATTAATTCTATGTCTACAACACAGGACGTGGTAGACAGTTCAGGCACAAACCTATCAAACCAAACTGTTATCTGGAATGACTCTGCAAACAGCAATTACAGAGAACAGTTTATTGCGATATTGAATGCCGCTAACCAAACAGGACAACTTTTTGGAAATCCAAGGGAGTCAGGACCCATCGGTGGAATAGATACAGAAGTATACACTTTAAGTTCCAACCAGATCGATCTGCCTTTGTTCAAGTATGTCAAGTCTATTGGCGGAGTATCAAGACAGTTTGAAATAGTACCAAGCACAATAAACAATTCTGATTCAATTTATGAATCAGATCCTATCCCGGGCACAGGCCTGACCTACACTTATAGATCAGACGGCGGCGGTGACAGTTCCAACAACACAGGATTCTTTTTCTTGTTCAAGCAAGGAACCATGCAGTATGCAGACTTCACAGTGGACACAGCAATCACGAATTACATTAGATCCATAACGGTTAACAATATCAATGACTCGGACGTGTGGCTGTACAAGTTGGACCAGTTCGGACAGATGTCAGAGAAATGGACACAGGTACCTGCACTATCTGGAAACAACGCAATTTATAACTCTCTATCAGGCTCGGAAAGAAACATCTACAATGTTGTTACTAAGGCAGATGATAAGATAGATCTAGTTTTTGGAGACGGAACTTTTTCTAATCTCCCCCTAGGGTCTTTTAGGACATATCACAGGATAAGCGACAACGTAAAATACGCTATAACACCTGCAGACATGCAGAACGTGACTTTATCAGTTCCTTACACAGACAACTTTGGAGCACAACAGAGCCTTACATTGTCAGTGGGATTAAGACAGTCGGTTTACAATTCCGCGGCCGCAGAAACCAGTGAGTCGATAAAAGAAAAAGCCGCACAGGTTTATTATTCACAGAATAGGATGATCACAGCAGAGGATTATCAAGTGGTACCCCTTTCAGCATCACAAGAAATAGTAAAAGTTAGATCTATTAACAGATCAGCCTCAGGAATTTCAAGAGCCAAGGAGATACTCGACCCATCAGGTGCATATTCAAATGTCAGTGTTTTTGCAGATGACGGAATATTATACAGAGAAGAATCAACACAACAATTTACTTTCACGTTCAACAACAGGGGTGACATACAATCAATAATGGACGGTTCAATAGAAAACAAACTGAAACAACCATACTCGAGACACTTCTACTATTTCAAATATGGGACGAAAGATCTCAGCACATTAACTGCCACGTGGAATTCAACTACTACATCCACGAACACCAATACCGGATACTTTACTTCTACAGGTGCATTGTCGATCGGTGATTTTGCAACTTCTAATTTTAAATTCGCAAAGCCGGGTGCATTGGTTAAATTCACTTCACCAGACACACGAGGGTTTTTAAACGATTCCTTAGTTACAGCAGGAACAGATGATGCTCAAGACAGGAAATGGGCCAAGATAGGTGCATTAGTAGGAGATGGCGCAAACAGCGGTGTAGGTAACCTTGAGTCGGGTGTTGGACCTGTGACGTTGAGTAGTGTGATACCTAACGGTGCAGTTGCAAGTGCAGTGATACCGAATTTCACAACTTCATTTGCACAAGACCTAGAGTTGAACATGATGGATAGAATAGAACAATTTGAAGAGTTCGGTCTAAGATACGATATTAATTCGGAAACATGGAAAGTTATTACAGCAACAAATTTAAGCACTTCGTCTGTTTTCAGCCTTGATAACACAGGTGATACCTCAGCAACTAATTTAGATGCAAGTTGGTGGTTCAAGTTCACCAATGACGGAAACACGTACACAGTGACATACAGGAAGTTGGAATATATATTTGAATCTGAATCACAGAACAAGTTTCACTACGACACAGAAGAAAAAATTTACGATTACAAGACAGGAAAAAGTGTTAAGGACACAGTAAAAGTACTAAAAACTAATTCATTAATATCTACAGGCAACAGCATAGGTTACCCTATTACATGGCAAGTGACAGACACAGTGAAAGAAGCAGACGGTTTCCAAGACAACAGGAAAGTCAAGGTTGGCTTCTATGATGATGACGACGACGGTGTTGTAGACAATCCTGAACTTTTTGATATTATTGTGGAGCCAACATTATCTGAAAGCACCAAATTTGTATTTTTTGAAAAATACACATCCTATGACAACATATCAAGATTTAGACCATACGCGGCATCAAACTTTGTGGTGACACAAAATGAATCAGATATAAATCTTAACACTGCCACGTACACAGATAATCAGTTGTTTTACTTTTACGCATCAGATGAGGACGTGATAAAGAAGTACGACTTGTCTACCAACACACTTTCAACTACCACAGATTACTTGGCTAGAAAGGGTAGAAGGTCTATAAATTTCCAATACAAGCACAACGCAGGACAAGAGACAAGGATAGATCCTAGTGTCTCTAACATTGTAGATGTCTACATGCTGGAGAGAACTTATGATAACCTTTACAGGATTTGGTTGCAGGACGGAGGTGTAAAACCTGCCACATCAACTTCAGACCAACTAAGGATTAATTATTCGGGTACTCTAAATCCATTGAAGTCACTTTCTGATCAGATAGTGTATCATCCGGTCAAGTACAAGATACTTTTCGGTAGCAACGCGGACGAGGAATTACAAGCCACGTTCAAAGTAGTTAAGAATCCTAAAACCAATGTGACAGACGCAGTAATAAAGACAAGAGTAGTTGCGGCAATAAACGAATTCTTTGCACTGGACAACTGGGATTTTGGAGATACATTTTATTTTACAGAATTAGCCGCTTACATACACAATCAATTGGCTCCGGATCTGTTGACAGCAGTGATAGTTCCTAACCAATCAGGACAGGGTTTTGGGTCTCTGTTCCAGATAGATTCAGCGTCAGACGAAATTTTCATCAGTGGGGCCACCGTTGGTGATGTAACAATAATAAGTGCATTGGGAGCCAATCAGTTATTGGCATCCGGCACAGTTGTGACATCAACATCAACTGCCACGAACAATACTACATCAGGATCAGCAGTATCAGGCTCTACTACAACAACGTCCGGTTCAGGTTCAAACACCGGCAGTAGTGGATCAGGATACTAATGGCAGATAACACAACTAATTCACTAACAAATAACGAAGTTGTCAAACAAGGCAACAACGAGTACAGACGTACGGTTCAACATTTACCTGCTTTTTATAGAACAGACACTAACCAGAGGTTCCTTTCCAGCACCGTAGATCCTTTGATACAGAAAGGTGCACTTGAAAGACTAGACGGGTTCATAGGTAGACAAGACGCATACACAAGGCAAGTCACAGACAGATATGTTTCTGCAACCAATCGGGATAGATATGCATACCAACTGGAACCGGCAGTAACATACACAAACAGAGACACAACGTCGGTCAACCCAGAGGATCAGGTCAAGTTCACAGGTACGTATGATGATTACATCAACCAGATCAAGTACTTTGGAGGAAAAATCAATAATCACGACAGACTAAACAAAGAAAAAATATACAGTTGGAATCCTGCGATTGACTACGACAAACTGATCAATTACAGAGAGTATTACTGGATACCAGAGGGACCGGGATCCATAGAAATAGATTCTGTAGGACCAAATGCAGTGGCGGAATATTCAGTAGAGAATTTAGCACAAGGTGCCTACAACTTCTCACACAGGGAGAATGAAAACAATCCTATATTGACACTTTACAGAGGCAACACATACAAATTTAATGTAAACGCAAAAGGACATCCGTTCTACATAATGACTGAGCCATACAAGGACGGGTCGACAAATTTATTTTACACGTCAGGTGTGACCAATGCTGGCGCAGACACAGGGACAGTGACTTTTACAGTGCCTACGGGAGCACCGGATATACTTTACTATCAGTGTGGTAATCATGATGCCATGTATGGTATCTTACAAATAAAAACTATCACGTCGACAACAGAAATCAATCCTGCCGATGACATAATAGGTGCAAAAAATTACAGTCTGAGAACTTTAGATCTTTCAAATGGTATGAAGATCAAGTTTCCGGCCAGCCTAGTGGGATCAGATTATCAGAACAGGGAATACTACGTTGAGGGCGTTGGAGATTCAATAACATTGACAGACGTTGATGACATGATAACTCCGGCCAGTTATTCCACAGAGACGACAGTATTATATGATGCAGTTGGTTATGACACAAGACCTTATGCAAAGGCTTTCTACACACCAGACGCTAAAGATTACATAACAATTAAGAAGGATTCACGTGACCAGAACTCCTGGTCAAGATATAACAGATGGTTCCACAGATCTGTGATTGAAGAGACTGCTAGGGTTTCGGGTTTCACACCTGTACTGGATGAGGACAGCAGGGCAAAGAGACCCATAATTGAGTTTGATTCAGGACTAGCACTTTATAACCATGGTACGGTAGCCAAAAGATCCGTAACACTTTTTGATACAGTAACGACAGATGCTTTCAGCAGTGTGGTCAAACAGACAGGTTATATCATTGATGGATTACCTGTAGAAGACGGAATGAGAGTTGTGTTTTCTGCAGACACTGATTCTACAGTTAAAAATAAAATATATGTCGTGAACTTTGTCACAGCAGGAGATTCCACACAGGTAATATCCTTAACAGAAGCATCAGACGGCACACCAGCGGCCGACGAAAGTATTTTTATTGAGTTTGGTTCAGCAAACCAAGGAAACACATATCACTATGATGCAACATCTGAATCATGGAAATTATCTCAACAGAAGACCGGAGTGAACCAACAGCCGTTGTTCAAAATGTTCGACAACGAACATACTAGTTTCGACGATGCAACAACGTATCCCAACTCATCTTTCACAGGTGCAACTGTTTTCAAATTTGCAACGTCGGATACAGCACCGACAGACACAGTATTGGGTATAAAAGTGAAATACAACACTGTCAACAACATCGGTGACATAGTGTTTGAATCAGATCATACATCTGGAACATTCACATACAAATTAGGTACTACAACATTTACAAAGAATCTCGCCGAGGGACATCTACACTATACAACAAGCAGAACAACGCACAATTCTAGAAGTTCGTGGATACAGAGCACAAACCCTAGCAAACAACGAGTCATAAGGACTTTCACAGTTGGGAAAACAGAAAAAAAATTATTCCCTGTGGACTGTTATGACAAATCAGCATTATTGACCGATCTTGAAATTTCAGTTTCTGTGAATGGTGAGAAAAAATCGCTGACAACAGATTACACATTAGTAAATGGTACTAAAAACAGATACGTAAAATTTGTCAAAGAACTTATTGTGGATGACCAAATAAGGTTATCTGTGTACAGTGCCGCCGACAAAGTGAAAGGCAAAGGCATTTATGAGGTTCCAGACAACTTGTCCACAAACAGCATGAATGGCAAGTTAGGCACATTCACTTATGGTCAGGTGTTGAGACATGTAAGAGATATATTTGAGAAGAACACTAATCTCACAGGATCGGTGCCAGGTAGCACAAATTTAAGAGATAATCCAGACTCACGTTTTCTAGGTGGTACAATACACCAACACGAAGGTCCATTACTGCCGGCAATATACGGGCTGATAGATCGAGATACTAATTTAATTAATGCCATTGAGTACACAGCTCATGAATATGAAAAATGGTATGATGCATTTCTGACACATATAACAGGTACTGCTTACGAGGGAGTTGCCGCTGATAGGGTGGATGAAATAATCAGCAGTATTACTACTGGAAGGAATTCGAGTTTTCCTTTCTACTATGAAGACATGTTGGGGTATGGAGAGAATGTTACAACTAGATCATACACGGTGTTGGGTGCATCACAGACAGAATATGCAATAGATTCAATTCATGACATAACCAAAATAAGCAATAGGGCAGTGTACGTTTATCTTAATGATGTGCAGTTGTTGGTCGGCTCACAGTACACATTCAGCACCACAGACGATAGTGTCAACATAACAGCAACACTTACCGAAGGAGATAGGATCGTAATAAAAGATTACGCAGACACAACAGGAAGTTACATGCCAACTTCACCGACCAAACTAGGCATGTATCCAAAGTTTACACCAGAAATATTCACGGATGACACATACATCACAAGCACGACAGTGATAAGAAAACATGATGGATCCATAATTAAAGCATACGGTGACGAACGTGATTCTTTAATACTGGAATTAGAGAAAAGAATTTACAACAATCTTAAGACATCGTACGATAACACACTTATCAACATAAATGACGTATTGCCAAATGTTTTTTCTTCAACGGAGTATACGGTAGATGAAATAAATGACATAATGGCAACAGATTTCTACTCATGGGCGGGACGTGGAAATGTACAATACATCAGTAACACAACATTCGTAGAAGGATCACCATTCACTTACAACTATGCACGATCAACATCCAACAAGTCAGGTGACAAGTTGCCGGGATATTGGAGAGCCATATACAAAGAATATTACGACACAGATGCACCTCACGTGAGACCATGGGAGATGCTAGGACATTCAGAAAAGCCAACAGATTGGGACACAACTTATGGAACTGCACCTTACACCTCAGGTAACAGTATTTTATGGAACAAAATTGCCACAGAGTCAGGAAGGTACGGCAAACCAGGCATACTAAATTACTTGCCGGTAGACACATCAGGTAACCTGCTCGACCCGTTGGCGATAGGGTTAGTGGACAACCTCGACGTGGCAGGCAGGTCAGCAGGATGGAAGTTTGGTGATCAATCACCAGCAGAAACTGCCTGGAGGAGATCGTCAGCATATACTTTTTCAGTGATAAGAACATTGGCACTGACAAAACCCGCCAAGTTTTTCAGCAACTTATTTGATCCATCTAGATTGACAACAAATGTTGCAGGAAATCAGATAGACACAGACACAGGAGTCAGGTCCACACTGGCCACTTCTAAATATCACCTAGAGACTGTAACAGACAACAACACAGGAATAACGACGAGGTACCACACAGCGGGTTACCAGCCCTTTATTGTGAACCACTTGGTGTCAAAGAACCTTGATCCAAAAACTTTCTACTATGACAGGATGAAAAATCTTAAAGTTCAACTGGCATACAAATTGGGAGGATTCACTGACAAGGATAATATAAAAATATTAACAGATTCAGTATCTCCAGGATCAACATCAGGATCCAAGTTCATACCTGATGAGAACTACAAGATTTTATTCAGGACGTCAAACCCTGTTGACAGTTTCCAATATTCGGGTGTACTGATTGAGAAGAACACGGATACAACAACAAAAACAGATGGTTCTACTGTAACAAATGTTGGTGGGTATAAAGTTCTAGGTTATTCAAAATCAAAACCGTATTTTAACTTCAATTATCCGATAAAGACCACAACTGCTTCAGCAGTGTCAGTGGAAGGTTCGGTGACAGTAGAGAAATTTAACATCTACCAAGAAGCCACACAGACTGTGCCTTATGGGCATGTGTTCGACACCATACAGGATGTGGCTGACTTCTTGTTTGGATACGGACACTGGTTGGAAGACCAAGGGTTCCGCTTTAATAAGTTTTCAAAGGAACTGAAGGAAACATTGAACTGGTCAAACGCAGTTAGAGAATTCTTGTTCTGGACAACACAACAATGGACACCAGGATCAGCGGTAACAGTATCACCTGCGGCAGACGGTTTCGAGTTAGACACAACAGACGGTATTGTAGGCAAAATGCGAAATCTTTCGGGAGACTATTCTATACTTGACTCCGGTGGAAGAAAAATAGATGTAAGAGAAATATCAACAAAGAGATTAGGTAAAACATTCGAGTTAGGAATCAAATCTGCAGATGTTGGACTATACAATATTGCTTTGAACACCGTACAGAAGGAACACATTCTGTTGTTTGACAACAGCACCGTGTTCTCGGATATCATATACGAACCATACACAGGATTTAGACAAGAGAGATTAAAACTTGTTGGATGGAAAACAGCCGGATGGAACGGCGACTACTATGCTCCAGGGTTTGTGTTTGATGCCGCACAGGTCACATACTGGTTGGCCAACACAGATTACAGGATCGGGGATTCAGTAGAGTATCAGGCCAAATTCTATGTGTCCAAGGCAAATCACAATTCGGGACCTAAGTTTGACATAGAGAATTGGACATTGAAAACAGAAAAACCAGCACCACAACTAATACCAAACTTCGAATACAAGATTTCACAATTCAATGATTTTTACAATCTAGAAACGAACAACTTTGATGAATCTCAACAAAAGTTAGCACAGAGATTGATCGGGTATCAGTCAAGGGATTACTTAGAAAATCTTTTCGTCAACGACGTATCACAGTACAAGTTCTATCACGGATTTATAAAGGAGAAAGGTACCAAAAATGCAATAGACAAGATACTCAAAGCCAAGTATGAGGGCGAGGACATTGATCTAGATCTACATCCTGAATGGATGATAAGGACAGGAAATTTTGGTAACACAGATTCAACGGAAAGCATACAGATAACACTCAATCAAAATCAAATTACTTCAGATCCTCAGAGCATTGAGCTACTAGAAAACACAAAAGACACGCCGGAGTACGCAAGATCAGAAGGTGTTGCTAAAGATAATTTTTTCTACAAGCCAGTGGAGTACACAACCTCAACAACGTTCAGTAGGTTGGATTACACTAAAGAAGGAGTTAATAGAGATACTGCACAGGTATTCAAGACTGCTGGCTATCCACAGTTGGGACAGGTACAACACACAGCATTCAATATAACAGACATTTTCAACCTAGATGTAAACAGAGTTGCATCAAGCGAATTGATATGGGTGGCCAATAAATCTAATAGAGATTGGGACGTGTTCAGGATCACAGCGGGAGATTTTAAAATTGCAACTGTGCGTTCAGTAAATGGTGCCTCGCAGTTGGAACTTATCTTCACAGGTTCACATGGATTGTCACAAGGTACACAGACAACAGAAGCAGATTACTTCGCTATAAGCAACAGCGAGGAAGAAACGCTTAATGGAGTTTATCAGGTCGCTTCGATAGTGGACCACAGGACTGTACTCATTGATTACACAGGTAATACATCTTTCATACCGGCATTGGAAGATGGATCGACTGCAGACACTTATGGCAATGTCTATAAGTTTATATCTGTGAGAGTAGATTCCATGGACAACTGTAATGACAAAATAAACTATGACAAGTACAGGGATAGAGACAACAGCATAGAACGTGAGGGCGACAAGGTTTTCGCAGACGCAGACAGTTCGGGACTGTGGCGTGTTTATGAAAAGCAAGATCCATACACACTGAAAAACATTTTATCTCCAGATTCAGCAACGACCCAACAAGATTTTGGACACAGGATAGTTGCACGTAATGACGGAAGGACGGTGATCGCATCTGCACCTGGCAAAGCACAAGGGGAAGTACACTTCCTGTTCAGGTCCACAGCAACACCAGGGTCACTGTTCAGACCAAACTCAACGGTTACAACGACGGCCGGAAATGACAATACAAGTAAACTAGGTGAATCACTGTCGATGAGCACGGATGAGAACTTTGTTATTGCGGGTGCACCGTATGCCAATTCTCTTGGTTCAGATGGTAGCACAAGATTCGCAGACGCAGGAGCCATAGAGTTATTTGTGTGGGATCCGTCGACGTTCAAGTACGGAACACTAGTGACAAAGAGACCACCCACAGACCAGGCATCACAGAACTTTGGCTGGGCACACAAGATCGCTGAGCCAGGTGCAAGTTCAGTCAGAAGCACGCCAACAAAATACATGTTTGTGTCCGCACCTGGACTTAATTCAGACACGGGCAGAGTGTACATGTATGAGTGGGGTATAGGTGCTGATGGATCAACGTATGATTCATGGACTCAGTGTGCAACAATAGATTCAGCAGAAGGTGGATCAGGGCAGAGATTCGGTCACCGGTTGGAAGTCAACGACAACGGGGACATATTGGCTGTAAGTTCGATCGCACCAGGCAACGCAGGCAAGGTTGACATATTTGTTAGATCATCACACTCCAATGACGATAGTGTGGCACATTCATTCACTCATGTACAAACACTGACAGGAGTATCAACAGATGGCTCTAGTTTGAACACACAATTTGGTGATTCCGTTGCAATGAGCAAAGACGGAACACGATTGATTATAGGAGCACCGGGCGTTGACAAAACAGAGCAAGACGATGCAGGTGCAATATATTATTACAAATGGAACGCAGACGGTTCCACAAACACATACACATTACAACAGACCATGGAATCACCTGATTCCCAAGTCAACATGAGATTTGGAACGTCATTAAGCATGAACCAAGCAGGCACCAGGTTGATCATAGGCGCACAGAATTTTTCAAACGTCAGAGAGATGAAGTTCGACGCCGGAGAAACAACATTCGATCTACAAGACACAACAATATCAGATACCAACACAGAATCAGGCAGTGCCTACACGGCCACGATGTACAACACCAAATTTGTCATAGATGACAGATTGATCACGGATAGTGTGTCAGCACACGACGGGTTCGGCAAAGGAGTTTGTGTCACAGACAACACAGTGCTGGTAGGAGCGCCACAGGATGATGGCAACATCGCATCGGACGGAAGTAGCAGGGTGCAGAACGACGGAACACTGTCGTGTTTTGATCTATCTGTTTCAGGGGAATATGCATGGAAAAATATAACTTTTGAGACACCGTTGATCGACATAGAGAAGGCCGGACAGGTATTTGATTTCAACAACAAAACTAAACAAATAAGAGATTTCTATGACCTTTATGATCCAGTGCAAGGTCGTATATTGGGGGTAGCAGATCGTGAAATCAATTACAAGACAGAGTGGGATCCAGCGACCTACAACACAGGCCAAGACGAAAATACAAAAACACCATGGGCGGAGGAACACCTGGGAGAAGTATGGTGGGATCTATCTCAGGTAAAATGGCTTTGGTATGATCAAGGTACACAAGAATACAAATTTAATCACTGGGGACAGAAATTTCCAGGATCGACAATAGACATATATGAATGGACAGAGTCACCCGTGCTTCCAAGCGTATGGAACACCAGGTCTGGCACACAACAAGGAGCAGTGGAAGGCATATCAGGAATAGCCGCGTATGGTGATGACTCTAGTTATAACATAGTTCAGAGATATAACTCTTCCGTCAACAGATTTGTGAACATCTATTACTTCTGGGTAAGGAACAGATCAACTGTACCTACAAATAGTGTTGTGACGAGAAAGAACTCCACATCATTCGTGTCAAACCTTATAGACTTTCCGGAAAGATTTTCATACAAGTATTACTCTATAACAGACACCAACATGTTGATCATCAACAAGATAGGCGCACTGACAAACAGTGACATTGTTCTCAACATAGACATCCGGACAAACAACTTCGAGGGCGATTCACACAGCGTATGGAAACTGGCGAAAGAGGGTGATAAGGACTGGAGACCAGGACATCAGATAGAGACACGTTGGTGGGATTCACTCACAGGCAAGAACGTAGCAGGTGATATTGTTCCTGATCTAGACCTACCGGTCAACAGGAGATATGGAAACAACATAAGACCTAGGCAGGGGTGGTATGTGAACAGGTTCAATGCATTGAAAGAAATAATAGATTATGCAAATGATGTGTTGAAGAAACATCAACTAGTAGGAACAATCAATCTTAACAACTTAAACTCTGCTGATCCAGAACCAACAGCACAGAGTTTAGAATGGGACGCATATGTAGACACCTACGCAGAATTGACATACATCGACACTAGAGAGTTCTCTGGAACAGTCAACTATCTTGTGAAGGCGGACGAAACGGCCAATAATTATTGGGCAATATATACTTGGGACGGTACTGAATGGACTAGGACAAAATTACAAACTTACAACACCTCCGCTTATTGGGGTTACACAGATTGGTATCAAGTACTGGAACATCATGGTGAGACAGGTATGGTACATGATGCAAATACAAAAATTGACAAACAGGTGACATATCAGTATGAATTGGATACATTGGATCTTGCTGTTGGCAAACATGTAAAAGTGACATCAGCCGACACGGGTGGATGGAAACTGTTCATGAAAACAGCAACAGGATGGAGCAACGTTGGAACAGAAAACGGCACAATTAGATTAAAAACAACACTGTATGATTATTCCCAGGATGCCACGGGATTTGCAGGACAGGACAGTTTCGACGACAATTTCTTTGATCAGGATCCGTCAACAGAAACTAGAAAAATTTTAACAGCACTCAGAGATGATCTTTTCATCAATGATTTAGCGATAGAATACAACACATTGTTCTTCACCGGACTTAGAAAGGTTCTAGAAGAACAAACATATGTGGACTGGATGTTCAAAACATCTTTTATCAATATTAAGAATTCTGTAAGGAAACTAGATCAGAGAAAAACTTACACCATAGGCACCGACAGTTGGATAGAGAGTTACATAAATGAAGTTAAACCTTTCCACACAACGATTAGGGAGTACAAGTTAGGTTACACAAACACAGACACACATGATGGTATATTCTCTGACTTTGATAATCCAACGTTCTATGACCCAGAGACGAACGCTATAAGATCTTTAAACGTTGACTCGGACACGGACAAGTTGACCGAATTCCCACACCAGATGTGGTATGACTACCATAAGAAATACGTGCAGTCCATCACAGTGACACACGGAGGTTCAGGATATCAACAGATACCGATAGTTACGGTGCTCGGCGGAACAACAGGATCCACAGGACCTTTCCAGATACAGGCTACAAGTTCATCAGGCACAACAAGTGGACAGTTTGGTTACTACTATCCTTTGTTCACAAACGAGAAACAAGCAGAGATTTATGACACACAGAATGGTGGAACTGGCACAACGAAGACTTACACGTTCGATGGCTATCCGGGTTCTTTCTATGGACCAACGGCATCAACAGCAGAATCAACAAGTGACAAGTCTGGGGCCTTCAAGATGTACATAACACCAACAAACACTGCGGCAACAGCCACAGCGACAATACAGAATGGTGCAGTCACAAAGATAACTGTCACGGGAATTGGTGCAAATTACAACAGCACTCCTGTGGTGATAATATCCGGGGGACGAACGGACGGTTCAACACCAACAGACACTGCCAAGGCATACGCAAATTTGAACAATGACTTGGTCAGAGATCTAGATACAACAATAAAATTTGACAGGGTGTCTAGCACGTCCAGGGTACAGGACTGGACGGCGTCTACGGCGTACGCTTACAATGATCTAATTAGACACAAAAATCAATTGTACAAAGTGACAAAAGCGTTTACGGCAACAACCGATTTTGATGACAATGTAGCAGATCTTTACAAGGTTTATGGAGATGAGACAGGTTTAACAGCCGCTGACAGGACAAAAGGTTTCTACACGCCAGGCACAGGAATGCCGGGCAACGAACTTGACCAG